AATTTCTTGCCGCTCTGATTCAGTATAAAAAGGAGATCAAAGAAGCACAGGAAAGGGGCGATCCAAAACCAAGGATTACAAATTATCTTGGTGAATGCTTTCTGAAGATTGCTACGCACCTTTCATTCAAACCAAACTTTGTTAATTATATTTTCAAAGATGATATGATTTCTGATGGTATTGAAAATTGCGTTCAGTATATTCACAATTTCGATCCAGAGAAGTCACAGAATCCTTTTGCATACTTTACTCAAATTATTCATTACGCATTTCTTCGTAGAATTCAAAGAGAAAAGCGTCAGTTAGAAATTAAAAATAAAATTTTAGAAAAGACTGGATTTGATGAAGTCTTTTGTGATGACAATTCTATTGACGGTGAGAATTATAGCGACTATAATTCAATCAAGGATAGCGTTCATTCCAAATTGAGGTATTAATTCTTTATAAATGAAAATTGCAATCATAACTGACACTCATTACGGAGCAAGAAAAGGATCGAAATTATTTCATGACTATTTCGAAAAATTTTATGATGATGTATTTTTCCCTACACTCGAAGAGCAAGGGATTGATACAATCATTCATATGGGCGATGCCTTCGATAGTCGAAAATCAATTGACTATCAAAGTCTTGAGTGGGCAAAACGAGTTGTTTTTGATCGACTTAAAAACTATAATGTTCATATGATTGTTGGTAATCATGATTGTTACTATAAAAATACGAATAACGTAAATTCTCCACAACTTCTTCTTCAGTCTTATAATAATATTAAGACATATGGTTCTGCCGCAGAAGTAAAAATTGGAAATTTAGATGTTCTATTTCTGCCCTGGATAAATCAAGAAAATGAGGAAACTGTTTATAAACTTATTAAAACTACATCTTGCAAGTGTGCGATGGGGCACCTTGAAATCAACGGATTTGCAGCTTATAAAGGACACATCATGGAAGATGGTGTGGAAAGCAAATTATTTGAGAAGTTCGAACGTGTCTTCTCGGGACACTATCACACTAGATCGACAGACGGTAAAATATTCTATCTAGGAAATCCATATGAAATATATTGGAATGATCTAAATGATACTAGAGGATTTACAATTTTCGATACTGAAACATTAGAACATACCCCAATCGATAATCCGTATAAAATGTTTTATGTAGTATATTATGAAGATACCCCACATCAAACATTTAATACTACTGAATACAAAGATAAAATTGTAAAACTTGTAGTAAGAAAGAAAACCGATCCCAAACAGTTTGAAAAGTTTGTAGATAAAATTTATTCTTCTAATGTAGCAGAATTAAAAATAATAGAAAATTTTCAAATTGTAGAATCCGATGATTTCGAAGAATTTGAATCTGAAGATACTCTTTCTATATTAAATAGATATATACAAGAATCAGAAATTCAATTGGATAAATCTTCTATTAAAAATTTAATACAAGAAATATATCAGGAAGCTTGCGAAATGATATAAGATGTGGGTACTAACAATCAATGGCAGAGAACAGGAAGGTGCATATTCCGCTACAAATGAAGATGGAGACCAAGTTCTGTATCTATTTGAAGAAGAGGATGATGCTGTAAGATTTGCCATGATGTTAGAAGAGATGGATTATCCAGAAATGCATGTTATAGAAATTGATGACGAATTAATAATTAAAACGTGTGATTTGCAAGGATACTTATACACGATAATTACACCCAATGATATTGTAATACCCCCAGAAGAATACGAAAGTTATGATTTTATTTGAGACCATTCGTTGGAAAAATTTTCTTTCAACTGGAAATCACTTTACTGAAATTAATTTCCAAAAAAGTTTAACTACGTTAATTATTGGTTCTAATGGTGCTGGTAAGAGTACTGTTTTGGATGCTCTAACTTTTGTTCTTTTTGGGAAGGCATTTAGGAACATTAACAAACCACAATTAATCAATTCCACAAATGAAAAGGATTGTTTAGTAGAAATAGAATTTTCAATTGGGAGTGTAGAATATAAAGTAAGAAGAGGAATAAAACCAAATATTTTTGAAATCTATAGGAATGGGAATTTATTAGATCAGAGTTCATCTTCTGTAGATCAACAGAAATGGTTTGAGCAAACTATCATTAAAATGAACTATAAGTCATTTACCCAAATTGTTATTTTGGGTAGTAGTAACTTTGTTCCATTTATGCAACTTTCATCTTCTCATAGAAGAGAAGTTATTGAGGATTTGCTAGATATAAAAATCTTTTCTTCTATGAACACAATTATTAAAGAAAAGATTAAAGCACTCAAAGATGAAATAAAGACTTTTGAATTGAAGAGGGAGTCTCTAAAAGATAAAGTTGATATGCAAAAAAACTTCATTGAGCAACTGGAAAATAGAGGAAAAGATAAAATAAATCTCAATAATAATAAGATTTCAAATTTGATGGAGGAAATAGATTTATACTTAAATGACAATAAAAAAACTGAAAGTGAGGTATCAAACTATATTACGCTACAAGAAGAAGTTGCAGGATGCTCCGAAAAACTCAGAAAGTTGGGAAATTTAAAAGGTAAAATATCTCAAAAAGTATTAACTATTACCAAAGAACATAAATTTTTTACTGAGAATACGGTATGCCCTACATGCACACAATCTATAGATGAGTCCTTCAGACTAAATAGAATTAACGACGCTCAAAATAAAGCAAAAGAGTTGCAATCTGGTTACAAAGAACTGGAGGAAGCAATTAAAGAGGAAGAGGAGCGAGAGCGTCAATTTATTTCTTTATCGAAGGAAATTTCAAAATTAACTAATGACATTTCTCAAAACAATACTAAAATCTCTGGATGTCAAAGACAAATCAGAGATTTGGAAAGTGAAATTCAAACACTTACCACTCAACTTGAAAACAGAAATACTGAACATGAAAAGTTAGAGTCCTTCAAAGAAAATTTAAAAACTACATACGACGAACTCGCTTCTAAAAAAGACTTAATTAACTATTACGATTTTTCGTATAGTTTGCTTAAAGACGGTGGAGTAAAAACCAAAATCATTAAGAAGTATTTGCCTCTAATCAATCAGCAGGTCAATCGTTACTTGCAAATGATGGATTTTTATATTAACTTTACTCTTGATGAAGAGTTTAACGAAACCGTCCAGTCTCCAATTCATGAAGATTTTTCATACGCTTCTTTTAGTGAAGGTGAAAAGCAGAGAATCGATTTAGCACTTCTTTTTACTTGGAGAGAAGTTGCAAAATTTAAAAATTCTACCAATACAAATCTTTTGATATTGGATGAAATTTTCGATTCTTCTCTTGATGGATATGGAACCGAAGAGTTTCTTAAGATTATTCGTTATGTGATTAAGGATGCTAATATATTTGTGATTTCACATAAGACGGGTCTTGAGGACAAATTCGAAAGTGTCATAAAATTTGAAAAGAAAAAGAATTTTTCATCTATGGTTTAATTGTAGAACCAAATCCCATGAACACTCCAAACTGGCAGCATCACTCCAAGAAGGATCAGAAACGAAAACTTAAACCGCAAGCACTGCGCCAGGCTAAAGCACGATTGGCCCAGTTCAAAAAGCGTCACATGGGTCGCCCAAAAGGCGACCTTTCGTTTTATGGTAGGTTCATACGAAACAAATCCAATGCCCATTCGTCACGAAATCAAGTCTCAACTTGCAAAGTTGCTTGCTACTGAAGATCTTGTAGTTGAGCACAAGAAAGTTTCTACTGCTTGCTTTAATGTTCATACTCGTGTTCTAACTCTTCCTCTGTGGGAGAAAGCGAGTGGTCTTGTGTACGACCTTCTTGTTGGTCATGAAGTCGGTCATGCTCTCTTCACTCCTGATGAGGATTGGACAGAGAAAGTGAAAGTTCCTCCTCAGTTCGTAAATATTGTTGAGGATGCTCGTGTAGAAAAACTGATGAAGCGTAAGTATGCGGGACTCGCAAAGACTTTCTTTAATGGTTATAAAGAACTGAATGAAGAGGACTTCTTTCAGATTGCTGATGATGATATTTCCACTTTCAATCTTGCTGACCGCGTAAATCTTTATTTTAAGATTGGTAACTTTGTAAGTCTTAATTTTAATTCTGAAGAAAAAGAAATTATCGACCTAATTGCAGTATCTGAAACTTTCGCAGACGTTCTGATTGCTTCTGAAGAACTTTATAAGTATTGTAAGAAAGAAAAGGAACAGGAACAAAAAGTTGCTGACTTTGATTCTCATGAAATGCAAGGAGATTCTCAGTCTCCCGCAAACGAAATTGTAGAATCTAATGACCCTTCTTCAGAGCAAGATGGTGAGAGTGGCAACTCTCAACCTCAGGAGAATGATGGTTCTTATGGTGGAACTGCTCAGGGAGATCAAACTCCAGTGAAATCTTCTGGAGAAGAGGATGAACCTGAAGTTCGCACTGCGGATTCTTTGGAAGAAAAGATTCGTGATCTTGTGGGAAATGATCCTTATGAAAATACTTATGTTCAGGTTCCTCAATTGAATCTTGATACTGTTATTGGTAATAACTCTGATATTCATAAAGAAATTAATACTTCATTTTCTCATCAACAAAAACTTCATAACGAACACGCTAAAGAAAAAGGATACACTCCAGCAAATCTTTATAAAGAATCTGATGTTGAGTTTGTAAAGTTTAAGTCTTCTGCTCAAAAAGAAGTTAATTATCTTGTAAAAGAGTTTGAGTGTCGTAAGGCAGCAGATCAATATGCTCGTGCATCAACTGCTCGCACTGGTGTTCTTGATACTGCTCGTCTTCATACCTACAAATACAATGAAGACTTGTTTAAGAAAGTTTCTGTGATTCCTGATGGAAAGAATCATGGTCTAGTGTTTGTGCTTGACTGGAGTGGTTCTATGAACGATGTGATGCTTGATACTTGTAAGCAACTCTTCAATCTTGTGTGGTTCTGTAAGAAGGTTTCTATTCCTTTTGAAGTTTATGCTTTCACAAACGAATGGCGTCGCGGTGAGTATGATTATGAAAAAGACCGTTATATCGCTGCTGATCGCATCCCCCATTATCAAAAGAAAGAGAGTCTTTTGGTTGTAGATGAAACTTTTTCTATGATGAATATTCTTACAAGTAAAGTGTCGGGTAAGGAACTTGAGAATCAACTTCTCAATATTTGGCGTCTTGCATATTGTTTTGCAGGGTCAAGGCAATATCAATCTCCTTACACTTATCCCAATCGTCTATGTCTTTCTGGAACTCCTCTAAATGAGGCACTGATTTCTCTCCATGAAATTCTTCCTAAGTTTCAAAAAGAAAAT